AGTAGGTCAGGTGGCTTAACGGCTGCTGGCAGGAGAAAGATAAACAAAGCAACTGGTTCTAATCTGAAAGCACCGCAACCAGGAGGAGGCAAAAGAAAGAAATCTTTTTGCGCCAGAATGGAAGGGATGAAGAAGAAAAGAACATCAGCTAAAACAGCTAGAGATCCTAAGAGTAGGATCAACAAAGCCCTACGCAAATGGAAGTGTTAACTTATGGCTAAGAAGAAAGGACTTTACGCAAACATACACGCAAAGCGTAAAAGAATTAAAGCTGGTTCTGGTGAGAAAATGAGGAAGCCTGGAGCAAAGGGCGCACCTACTGACGCTAACTTTAAGAGAGCAGCTAAAACCGCTAAGAAAAGGAGGAAGAAAAAGTAAATGGCATTAGGACGTACCAGCTTTCTGGAAGCAGTAAACAGAGTATTACAGATGCTAGGTGAAGCACCTGTATCTAGTTTGCAAGGACAGTTTGGATTAGCTAAGCAGGCAGAGAAAGCATTGAACGATGCAAGCAGAACTCTGCAAGCAGAAGGTTGGTCGTTCAATACTGACCTGGAAAAGAAACTAGAACGTAACTCTGCTAACGAGATAGAGTTAGCGAGTAATGTAAGTCGAGTTGTAGTTGATGTGTTGGACTACCCAGACATAGATGTAGTGCAACGAGGAGACAAGTTATACGACAGAAGAAATAATAGATATACATTTGACTCTGATTTGATAGTAGATATTACGTCAATACTGGAATGGGATTTGCTTCCAGAACACGCAAGGCAATATATAAATATCAAAGCAGGAAGGCAGTTACAGGAATCTATTATTGGTTCTGCCGACTTGACTAAGTTAAATCTAACCTTAGAACTGGAGGCTCGCAGTCACTTCTTCGAGGAAGAGACAAGCAAAACAGAGCATAGTATGTTGCGAGGTAATCCAAATCATACAAGTGCTATCAATACTTACTTACCATCCAGAGTTCTTGAACGCTAGCTATGCCTCTTATCAGTAGTTCTATCCCTAACTTAATCAACGGAGTTAGTCAGCAACCGCCAGCTTTACGTTTAGCTTCACAGGCCGAACAAGTTATTAACTGCATGCCTAGCCCTGTAGAGGGTTTAAAGAAAAGACCGCCAATGAAACATCTAAAGAAGTTGTTTAGTGGCTCAGCAGGATCAGGTAGACCCTTTACACATATTGTTGATAGAGATGGAACTATAAGATATATCATTGTTATCCAGGATAACGCTATAAAAGTATTTGATTTAGATGGCAACG